CACGGATGGCATAGGAAAGGCAGCGGAGAAGGCATCCAGAAGCCTGATGGGCTTTGATAAGATCAATAAGCTACAGGATAAAAATGCTTCGCTTACTGGAGGAGCAGAGAACATCCCAATAAAAGGCATGGATATCAATTATGGAAATCTGGCTGAAGGGGACACAGTAATTGATGAGCTAGATTCCAAATTCCAAAAAATGTTCCAAAATATCCAAAGGAACATACAGCCAACCATTGATTCCTTTAAACGGCTTTGGAACGAAGGACTACAACAGCTCGGGAAATTCACACAGACAGCTCTGGGAGACTTTTTTAGTGGTTTTCTAGGGAAAGTGGCTAGTTGGCTTTTCCAGACAGGTATCCCTGGATTTGTTGATGCTTTGAATGAAGGTCTGATGGCCATTAAATTTGATGATATCAACGAGGCACTGCGTGGGCTGTGGGATGCATTGGCACCGTTCGCCATCAATGTAGGGGAAGGGTTGCTGTGGTTTTGGCAAAACGTGTTAGTGCCGTTGGGAGTATGGACAGCCAATGAGGTAGTACCGCGTTTTCTGGACACACTGTCCATAGCGATAGAGGCATTTAACCATATCCTGGAGGCATTGCAGCCGTTATTTCAGTGGTTTTGGGATACTGTATTGCAGCCGCTTGCAAGTTGGGCCGGAGGTATCTTTTTGTCTGTATGGGACAAGATTAACGGGGCGCTGCAGAAGTTCAGCGACTGGTGTAAAGAACACCCACAAGATGTACAGGATATTACCCTGGTCATTGGTTCTTTTTTTGCAGCATGGAAATTCGGAAAGCTAATATCAGGATTAAATGAGTTTGTTGGGAAATTTGCAACTAATATGACTTTGGCAATTATGAAAGCGGGAGGTTTAAAAAACGCGCTGGTCAAATTGCTTGCAGGATTTAACCCGATTATCTTAATAATAGGTGCTTTAATTGCAATAGGAGTTCTCTTATATAGACATTGGGATGAAATAAGTGCTAAAGCTATTGAGATATGGGGTGGAATTAGAGACTGGTTCGATTCCGTAACGAAAAAGATTGGAGAGTTCTTCTTACGGCTATGGTCTGGTATTGCTGATACCTTTAAAAGTGTGGGTTCCTGGTTTAAGCAGAAATTTACATCTGCATCTGACGGGATTAAAAGCGCATTCTCCAGCGTTGGGAATTTCTTTTCGGGTATTTGGAGTGGCATCAAAAATACTTTTTCCAATGTGGCGGATTGGTTCAGGGATAAGTTTTCAGCAGCATGGAAAGCTGTAAAGGATGTTTTTTCGTCTGGAGGAAAAGTATTCGACGGTATCAAGGACGGCATCTTAAATGGTCTGAAATCAGTCGTGAATGCCTTGATCAGCGGGATCAACAAAGTTATCAAACTACCTTTTGATGGATTAAACTCAGCTCTTAAAAGGCTAAAAAAGGTTGATATCATGGGACTGAAGCCTTTTGGCTGGCTCCCGTCCATCAAAGTGCCGCAGATACCAAAACTGGCACAAGGCGGTTTTGTGAAAGCTAACACCCCACAGCTTGCTATGATAGGCGATAACCGCCATTACGGTGAGATAGTGGCGCCGGAAGACAAACTGCAGGCTATGGTCAATGAAGCGGTCAGGGCCGCGGGCGGCAGCGGGTTATCTAAGGCAGATGTGGAAGCCATCGTCAACAGTGCAGTGACCAGGTTCATCGCTGCCGTTGGGAAGATGGGATTCTTTGTGGATGGTGAACTTTTGGCCAGGGCGCTTGACAGGGCACTGGAAAATGCAAAGTACCGCCAAAATCCGGTAGAGGTGACATAAATGGCAGATATTTTAAGATCAGGAGGCGTGGTGCTGCCGGCACCCGTCTCCATTTCTGTTAATGATGAGATCATATGGACTTCCGACACGGGCCGTACAATGGACGGAACGATGGTTGGAGACCCGGTTGCGAATAAAAAGACTGTAAGTATCAAATGGGGTGTGCTCCCGGAATCAGATGTAGCGCTTATCAAGCGGACACTGGTTGCGGGGTTTTTTCCTTTCACCTTCAGGGATGACGGTATCAATGTAACGATAGAAGTATACCGGGGGACCATATCAAAAGAACAGATAGGCCGCCTGGGGGACGGGATATTTTGGTACCGCAGTGTTACGGTGGATATTATACAGAGGTGATGACATGGTAAGGACAAGTATGGATTACAGACGGGCTGTTGTACAGGACAGGATATTTCATGTACGGGCAGTGATGCAGTTTCCGGATGGGACAGAGACGGTGTTGACAAACACAGAACTGATGGCAGATGGGCTGACTATCAAGACTGGTGTATCCAGTACGGACAGTTTTGATATTGGTTCCGCATCTATTGGGGAGTGCACGCTGCGCCTGGATAATACGGATGACAGGTTCAACACCTACGATTTTGAGGGGGCTGTCATCAATATCAGCATTGGCCTGCAGCTATCAGAGGACAAGATCGAGTGGATACCAAAGGGCATATACACGGCGGAGCCGGGAAAATTCACGGGTGCGGTCATCTCTGTCACAGCTTATGACAACATGGCGAAATTTGACCGGCCATATTCGGACAGCCATTTAAAATATCCGGCCACCCTTGGGCAGATCGTAGCCGATGCCTGCAGTGTATGTGGTGTGGTACAGGCATCCGCAGATTTTCCGAACCGCAATTACACAGTGAAAGAACGGCCTACAGATGAAGCGCTGACCTTCAGACAGGTGCTGACCTGGGTGGGGCAGATAGCCTGCCGTTACTGGAAGTGTG